CAAAAAAAATATTTACGCGATAGAGGAATAAAAGTTCCATCATAAATATACAGAGGAATTAATATGGTAGATGAAATAGATAAAGCACTTGGAGTAGTTGGGGATGTTATTCCACCAGAAGCTTCTTTAAACCCAAAAGTTAAAATGTCTGATGTTTCTCGTTATCCAGAAGAACTAGAAGATGACGAAGATATTGATGCTGACTACAAATACCAAAGAGAAAACTTTTATCGGTTGGTTGAACAGGGCTCTACTGCGATTGAGGGTATCCTTGAACTCGCAAGAGAAGGTGAACACCCAAGGGCATACGAGGTTGCGGGACAGTTAATTAAGAATGTTGCAGAGGTTACTGAAAAACTAGGTGACCTTCAAGAGAAGATGAAGAAACTCAAAGAGGTTCCAGATCATGGACCAAAGAACGTAACCAATGCATTGTTTGTTGGTAGCACTGCTGAGTTACAAAAAATGTTGAAGGGTAAAAGTGAGTAAGGTTCTTTATTATCATCTAAATTCTTTTCCAGAAATAAGTGCAAGAGATGAATATAGATTAGCAACTAGTTTTGGTTTACACTCTCCACGTTTTAGACATGGGTTTGATAATCAACTAGATTTGGTAGAGAATCCACTTTATGCTAATGAAGATATAGCTAAGTATAAAAACAAAATTAATTTTCCTGCAAATTTTACATCAACCTTTGAAGAGTTGACTAATCGCAGGGCTGTAGAATTATGGGATATTGGTAAACCAATACGATTATGGTGGTCTGGTGGTATAGACAGCACATGTGCATTGGTAAGTCTATTGAAAACTAGAAGGTTGGATACAAGTCTTACCGTTTATCTATCAACAAATAGTGTGCAAGAAAATCCACGTTTTTACGATTTGTTGGTGAATAAGAAAGTTAATTTACAGTGGCATTCTCATAAGAACTATATCTACGATAATATTGAGTTGTGGAATGGACAATCAATTAATGTGAATGGTAACGGCGGAGACGAATTATTTCTTGCAATATCATCAACAATGTCTATGGAAGAATTCTTTAAGATTAAAGACAGTGATTGGATTAATATTATAAAAGATTCTGACATGTTAAATGTTGTCGAGAAATATATTGACATTTCTCCATATAAACCAAAAACATGTTGGGAGTTACTTTGGTGGCTTGCAAGAAGTATAGACGACTTGTCAACAAGATATCACTCACTAAGATTTCTTAAAAATCCATATGTGTATCCTCTCGAACATTCATTTTTCTACACAAGTTATTTTGAGAAGTGGGCTTTATCAAACCCATACGCTGGACATAATGGTGACTACAAAACATACAAATGGCCGATGAAAAAATACATATATGACTATGATAAAAATGAGGAGTATCTTAATACAAAACAAAAAGAAAGTTCTTTTCCTTCAGTATATAATAAACAATCGCGATATCTAGGCATTTCTCGCGGTCATTATGTTCTTAATAGTATTGTGTATGAAGATGGTACATACGTTAGATATAAATAGAACAAGGAGACGATTATGTATGAGTATCCATGTAAAATCATTAAGGTAATAGACGGAGATACCGCCGATGTGGACATTGATCTTGGTTTCGGTGTGTGGTTGAAGAAACAGAGGATTCGTTTCTACGGTGTTGACACACCTGAGTCAAGGACAAGTGACAAAGAAGAAAAGGTCTATGGCCTGATGGCAAAGGAGTTTGTACAGAAACATCTTCCTTTGGATTCGATACAGGTTCTACGCACTAGGAAAGATGGTAAGGGAAAATATGGTCGTATTCTTGGTGAGTTTGTTGTGAATGATACAACTCTGAATCAGTTGTTGATTGACACACACAATGCGGTTGCATACTACGGTCAGTCTAAAGAAGACATTGCAGAAGAGCATTTGAGGAACAGAGAACTTGTGAGTGTAGAGAATTATCCATAATGCCTGATATTACTTACCTCGGCAATCCAAATCTCAAGAAAGCTAACGTCGCCCAGAACTGGTCGAAAGAAGAACTTGTTGAGTACCAGAAGTGTATGGATAGTCCTCAGTATTTTATTGAGAACTATGTAAAGATTGTCTCTCTGGATGAGGGTCTTGTGCCTTTTAAGATGTATGATTTCCAGAAGGAAATGGTAGGTACTTTTCACAACAATCGTTTCACCATCTGTAAGTTGCCTAGACAGTCAGGTAAGTCCACCGTCATGGTTTCGTATCTGCTGCACTATGCGTTGTTTAATGCAAGTGTTAATATCGCGATCCTTGCGAACAAGGCTGCAACTGCTCGTGACTTACTATCACGATTGCAACTCGCGTATGAACATCTACCGAAGTGGTTACAACAGGGAGTAATGAGTTGGAACAAGGGTTCCTTGGAGTTAGAAAATGGTTCAAAGATACTTGCCTCATCTACTAGCGCTAGTGCTGTTCGTGGTGGCAGTTACAACATCATATTTCTGGATGAGTTCGCCTACGTTCCTAGCAATGTCGCAGAACAGTTTTTTTCCTCTGTGTACCCCACAATTTCATCTGGTAAGACAACAAAAGTAATGATCGTTTCCACCCCGCATGGTATGAACATGTTCTATAAACTATGGGTGGATGCAGAAGAACAGAGAAACGAGTACATTCCTATTGAGGTGCATTGGAGTGAAGTTCCGGGCAGAGACGAGGCGTGGAAGGAACAGACGATTAAGAATACCTCTCAGGCACAGTTCAATACAGAGTTTGAGTGCGAGTTCCTTGGTTCTATTGATACACTTATCGCACCATACAAACTAAAACAACTGACATATCGCTCGCCGATACAGTCTAGTGCGGGTCTAGATGTTCATGTAGCCCCACAACCAGACCATACATACGTTCTCGTTGCAGATGTTGCGCGAGGAACTTCAAACGATTATTCTGCATTTGTAGTTGTAGATGTAAGTGAAATACCATACAGAGTGGCCGCAAAGTTTAGAGATAACGAACTGAAACCACTTATCTTTCCCTCTAAGATATACGATGTTGCGAGAGCATACAATCAAGCATTCGTGTTGATTGAGGTCAATGACATAGGAGAACAGGTTGCTAGTGCGATGCAGTTTGACTTGGAGTATGACAACCTTATTATGGCTAGTATGCGTGGACGCGCAGGACAGGTCATTGGAGCAGGGTTCAGTGGTGGTCGAGCGCAGTTGGGGGTAAGAACAACTAAGGCTGTAAAAAAGATTGGTTGTTCTAATCTCAAACAGTTGGTTGAGGACAATAAACTTATTCTTGAGGATTATGACTGTATCAACGAACTTTCTACCTTTATTGTCAAGGGCCAGTCATTTGAAGCAGACGATGGGTGCAATGATGATCTAGTTGCGTGTCTCTTTATATTTGCATGGTTGACAGACCAGACATACTTCAAGGAACTAACCGATAACGATATTCGACGGGTCATGATGAATGAACAACAGGACATGCTTGAACAGGACATGGCGCCATTTGGTTTTGTTGTGAATGGTCTTGAGGATGAGAATATAGGTGAGATGGTTGATGAGTATGGAACTCGCTGGGCACCTATCATAAGAGATAGTTCTAGGAGTTGGTAATTAAACACCCTCACCGTATTTAATCCAACTACAAAATCTACGTTTTAAAAACTCTGTACCCCAACCAATTCCTAAACCAATTATACTGAGCCAGATTATTCCAGCAAACATTTCTGCAAAATCCATTTCTCCACCAGTTATGAATATCCAGTTTCCCAAACCATACTTTGAACCTAACATTTCTGCTGCAACTAACAACACCAATGACAAACTACCGCTTGTTCTAAATCCCGATATTATTGTGGGCATACTAATTGGTAAAATTATTTTTCGTAAAATAAACCAATAACCCCCACCACAAGCGCGACCAGCTTCTGCGTAGATAGTGGGTGTTCTTATGACAGAATTATATGCGTTCAATATACTGGGNAAAAAAGAACCGATNAAGATAGTTGTTATTTTGCTCACTTCTCCTATTCCTAAAAAAACTATGAATAGTGGCAATAGTGCGATTTTTGGAATAGGAAATAAACAACTCACTAGTGGCATTATAAGTTTCTTCACATGGATATTAGTACCCATGAAGACACCAATGGTGGTTCCAACTAACATCCCAATTGACCAACCAATAGCAAGTCTATACAGACTAGTCCATAGATTATAAAGAAAATCTGGGTTAACTGATAACTCAAAGAAAGTGGTGATTATATCCCATAAGCCCGGAATATAACCACCCTTTATCAATAGCTCCCATATAAGTACAACAACAGAAATTGTTATAAGTGTATGTTTCATTCACCTAGATCAAAATATTTGTTGTCAGGATGGCGAGTTGGTAAATTTAATTTTTCCACCAGTAGAGTTGTGTATTCACTTAAACGAGGACCAACTGCACTAGGATTACTAATTCCATTCTTCTGCACAAATGGTGTATTAACAAGTTCGTCAATACCATACTGAGCCCTTCTTACTTCAATATCTACTTTTTTACTCGTAGATACAATTGGGCCTTCCAATGCAGATATACTTTTAGCAGGATTTTTAATAAATTCTTTTAGTAATTCGCGTGATACCTCACGGAGAACTTTTACTGCATGTGGATTTTTTGTTGCCCAATCTGCATTTACAGTGATTACTCGGCTCACTGCCATTGGATAGTAATCACTTAGTTTAATGATGTTTACTTCGTCAATACCAACCCCTGCCTTTTCCAGATTAAAAACCGAAGATGTCGGGAACGCGCTGATTGCATCAATATGTCCAGATACTAGTGCAGGGACACGGCCGGGCATGTGTACGGGAACATCTATCCAACTGGCAGATGTTACAGTAGCTAGAATCTTATTAGTAAAACTAGTGGGATGACTACCAAGTTTACGTCCATTTAAATCATCGAATGTCTTAATACCTGATGATTTAAGTGTAATTATTGTATTTTGCATCAAGTCATCAACGACAAAGATTGCTAAAACTTTAGGGTCATCTGATTTACTATTGACAAGAACTACACTATTATAGTCATGGTATCCAATATCTGCTCTTCCAGTTGCGAGAGCCAGACCACTTTTAAAACTGCCCGGGCCTTTTCCTACAAATTCAATGTCTAGTCCACGTTTAGAAAACGCATCGTCTTTGATGCCTTTCAGAAACCAACTATGTACACCATAGGGTCCAGTATCTATAATAAGTTTTGCTTGTGTTGATGCATGAGCTGAAGACATGCATAGTAGTAGGGTAAATACCCCACAAATTAATGATTTCATAATGATACTCCTTTATGACTCAAATCATCTACTATTATATATAGGTCAAATAAATTCAATCAAATCATGATGTTTCTTGATGTAACAGTTGTAACAGAGAATGACAGACTGATCAATTAGGTGGAATACCTCTTTGCGGCTCTCATCACTTGTTCCAACTCTTTTGGATACTTTGCGTATCTCTGCATCATGGGGATAGAATTTGAGACAAACGTGTTCTGCTTCACCACAGTGAATACAGGATTTGTCAGTGAGAAATTCATTCAGAAGAAATACTCGTTTCTGGTAGTTTCTTCGTGAAACCTTCTTGATGGTGTCTTTGTATTTTTCATAATGTTCATTTGCCATATGTTTATTTATATGATATAACACTTATAAAAACGAGTTTTCAAAAAGATGTTTTTTATAAATATCTGTATAACAAATAACTCTCTTTAAGTTAGGAGTAAAGACATGGGATTTCTAGTTTCACCCGGCGTTCATGTACGGGAAATTGATCTTACTAATGTTGTTCCTGCTGTATCGACTTCAATTGCTGCGGTTGCTGGTCCTTTTCAAAAAGGTCCAGTAAGTTCAATTACCGCTATTAATTCGGAAGAACAGCTGCTACAGACATTCGGTAAGCCAAACAGTTCAAATTTTGAGTTTTGGTTCACCGCTGCAAACTTCTTGCAGTATGGTGACGCTCTCCGCGTGGTTCGTGCAGAA